ATCTATCTTTATGACGATGTAATACATCTCCTTTTTTATAAATTCTTGCATATGAATAATTAGTATTTAATTTTAATCCTGTTTCTTTTTCCATAATTGGAAGAAGTTTTACAAGTAATGTTTCCATTACAATGTCAGAATAATGTGAATATGTTTCTGGAACTTGTTGATCGTTCCAAACGCCGAAATACTCCGTAAACTGACTTATATACTTTGTATCAAACATAGTTCTTGCAACTTGTCTTTTCATCATGAAATAATCATAACAGAACTTAGCAAGATCTTCTGATATTGCATTTTTAATTACTGTATATTTATTTTTTTTAAAACTCATTTTTTCTCCTTTTTGTTTTCTGTTTTATTTTCTGCTCTAGTTTGTACTCTTACTGTATCAGTAATCATTTTTTGAACTGCCTGTAAGTTAAAATGAATAAATCTGAAATCTTGGATTCCTGCATCAACGATATATTCATGTGTTAAATACGCTGGAATAAAAATCATGGTACCTGGTTTTGGACGGTAATGTATTTTGTCAGTTCCTAACGTAATTTCTTTTTCATTCTTTAAAGGTAATTGTGTCATGAGTTTACCTGGTCGAGGATCGTGAAATACTGGTAAAGATGTTTTATCTGAACATCTTAAAAAATAAAAACCACTAATGTGATTATTATAATGCACGTGTGGCGTATGATTCCCACCTGCTTTTTCTGCAAATTGTTGAACCCAAAATTCTGTCCAAAATAATTCATAATTAGTTAAATCATAACCCATATGATCTAAAACATTCCATGCAGTTGAACCAATATATTCTTGTAATTCTTTTAAGTCTGGATCTCCCACGAGAGATGTTGAGTGATGGCTCATGGAAAAATCACCTACTTTTTTACCTAATTCTTTTTCACGTTCTTTAATTGCTTTTTTATTATTTTCTTTAGCAGCTTTAATATATTTATCACAAACTTTATCTACATGATCTACCCATTCTGGTATTTCAATAGAATAAACAGGTGTTGAAAAATATATTGATGAATTTAATTGATCTGTTTTTGCCATTAGTTTACGTCCTTTCTATGTTTGTTTAAGTATTCTAAAAATGGTTTATTATCATAATTTTCAAAATAACTCAATGTTACATTACATGTATGACAAAGTAATTGTCTAACTTCATTAGTTTTATGATTATGATCTACACATAAAGTTTTGTTTATTTCATTTTGATGTTTCTTACAAATAGCACATTTACCTTCTTGTTTATTAAACATCTCATTATATTGATCTAATGTAATATTATATCTTTTAAGTTGATATTTTCTTTTATACGTTTTTGGTTTATCTGGATTTTTCATAGCATATTTTTTTGATATTATTATTAATTTATCTCTATGTTTGTCATAATATCTTTTAGTCATTGCTTTAAGTTTATCTGGATTTTTTTGTAACCATATTTTTTTAATTTTGTTTATATGTTCTCTTTTTCTCGCTCTATATGCTCTTGTTTTTTCTAAAGTATTATAAGGCATATTATTTATATGGATAACCTAAATTCCAAATTACTAAAGAATATCTTGTTCCTTTTGTAACTGGTTTGACGCGGTGCCATACAAAACTTGGAAATACAACAATACTTCCACGTGGAGCTATTTCAGCACATTTTCTAATAGTTGGTTTATCTGGATCCATATTTCTAAAATCAAATTCTAATTCTCCTCCTTCATAATCTTTTGGATCTGATAAGGAACAAGTAACTGAAAGTTTTCTTATTTTACCAAACGTATCTGGATTATCTTTATTTGCATATGCTCCTTCCCAGGCATCAGCGTGCCAATCGTAAAATTGATTTAATTTATATTTTGTAAATTGACATGATTCACTGAACGACCATTCAAAATTCCAACCAGCTAATTGATTTGCTTGATGTATAAATGGTTGAATTTCTTTATAGATCCAACGATCATTTAACCAAACTATATTTGAATCTCTTTTCTTTTTTAAATCTTTTAAATCTTCATCATTAAGTGGTTTACCTTCATTAATTTTATTTGTTTGTCCACCAGTTAATGCTAATTGCTCTTGTTGTGCAGTTCCATATTTAATTAACTCATCACAAAATCTAGGTGTAAGTGCACTTTGGAAATAATAGTAGTAGTTATTCAAGTTCATTTCTAAATTATAAATAATGAATTATAGGATATTTGTCAAGCCTATGAATTATTAACCAAATGTACTATTTGTTATTGATCCAGATACTGTAAATGTAGCAACTTTACAACCTCCTGCTGGAGCGGGTAAAGTTGTAAGTGTATTTGTACCTGGACTTACAGATAATGATGCTGATCCTGGTGCTCTAATAATAACTATTCCCGATCCTCCTGATCCTCCAGATTGACATCTACCACCACCTCCACCTCCTCCTGTGTTAACTGTTCCTGTTCCTCCAGCGCTAGGACCAGTTAAACTACCTGCTCCTCCACCTCCAGCACCTCCACTTACAGTTCCAGAAGGACTATTAACCCATCCTCCTCCACCTCCTGCGTAAGTAACTGCTGAACCAGAAATTGAATTTGGAGATCCTGCTCCTCCACTTGCGTTAGTACCAGGTCCTCCATTACCAGAAGCTCCTGCTCCACCTCCTCCTCCACTAACAAATGAACCAGGACCACCTTGTGATGCATTACCACCTGGATTTCCTTGTGATGGACTAACTGGCGGAGTATTTCCTGTTCCACCTGATCCTGGTTCAAACATTCCACCTCCTCCTGATCCACCAGGAGAACCATTTCTAGAAGAAGCAGGCACATCTTGATAAGTACCTCCTGCTCCACCACCCGTTGATGTTATTGTTGAAAAAATTGAAGGATTACCTGATCCAGCCTCTGTAGCAGGACTTCCTCCACCTGCTCCACCTCCTCCAACTGTTATTGGAGTTGAACCTCCTGCCAATGAAATTTTTGTTCCACTTGGAAAAGATGTACGATAACCTCCAGCTCCACCACCAGATGCAACCTGACCCCCACCTCCTCCACCGCCAGCCACGACTAAATAATCTACATCAACTGCACTTTGTGGCTTCGGCCACGTTCCTTGTTTAATTGCCCCAAATGCACTTTTCATATTCCAAACACCACTTGCCTTGTTTAATTCTTTTACGATAACGATTCCTGAACCGCCGGCTTTTCCTCCGCCCCAGTTAGCTCCACCTCCACCTCCAGTATTAGCTGTTCCAACTGTACCTCCTGTTCCTGGTTGAATACTACCATTTCCTCCACCACCAGTTCCTCCTGTTCCTGCTGGTCCAGTACAATCTGAACTTCCTCCACCTCCACCTGCATAAATTCCTGAATTAGGTAAACCTGGTCCAAATGTTGGAGATACATCTGATCCTGCTCCACCATTTCCACCTACTTTACTTACAGCTGCACTACCTACTGCAGAAGCTCCTCCGCCTCCTCCACCTGCTCTAGCACCACCAGCTGGGTTTGTTGTATTTCCTGCTCCACCTGAATTTCCTTGCGGTGGACTTACTGGCGGACTATTTCCTGTTCCACCTGCATTATTTGTAATTGCTCCTCCACCTCCTCCTGAACCTCCTGGTCCACCTGTTCCTGTAACTACTCCACCATAACCTCCACCTGTTGATGTAATTGTTGAAAATGTAGATGGGTTACCTTGTGAACCTGATGAACAACCATTTGGAGAACCTGCTCCACCTGATCCTACTGTAATTGGATATGCTGTTGCTCCACAAACTGAAATTGATGTACAAGTACGAAGTCCGCCTGCTCCACCACCACCAGCAATGTTTCCACCGCCTCCACCACCTCCAGCTATAACTGCTGTTGAAACTAATCGCGTTCCAGGTTGCGTTGTTAATGTTCCAGATGCTGTTTGAGATGTAACCGTACACTTTCCAAACGATGTTGGATTTAATGCGCCGATAATACCGCCATTATACTTGGCCATAGGTTACTTGCTCCTCGTTTAAAATTCTTGTTACTTGCCTGTAGCAATCCAAGATGAAGAGTCAGGTGACCAAGCGAATTCGTTTTGTTGATCGTCTTTACCAATCCATCTCTTACCAGCTTCATCCCAAGAAATAAAGTATCTCACATTATCTCCATAAGTTGTAACTGTTGGATATGCAACTGGTGCTTGCCAGTCGTCACTAGCGTCTAGCGACCAAGATGCGAATGGTTGTGGTGCAATGAATTTATTTTTTGTGGAATCAAACGTGTAACCAATTCCAGCATATTGTTTTCTGAAATTATTGTTATAAGAAGTTTGAACCCATCTATTTCCAGATGTGAAAGGAACGATTTTTTTAACCGCTTCTTCTGCTCCAGATGATTGATCACCGCCATTTGCGTTTACGTCATTGTTATCAATAACAACAACTCTTAATACTAAACCGTAGCTGTTTACTTCTGCAAAATGTGCCATATTTATTTACTCCCTATTGTTTGTTATAGTATAAATTTTCATAAAAAGAAAGTGCATAATTATCATATTTTAAGCTGTATAAGTACCACTACTATTAAATTGTAAAATTGTATTACTTCCTGATGTTGTAATTGTAGGCGAACCTGTTGTAGTTCCTGAATATGATTCTGTTGGTATACTTAATATAACAACACCTGATCCTCCTGCTCCTCCTATTGCACTTCCTGCATTACTTCTACCACTTCCTCCTCCACCTCCACCTAAATTAGTTGTTCCAGCAGTTCCTGTTGCATTATCAACATTAGTTCCTGCACCGCCTCCACCTGTTCCTCCAGTTCCAACTCCACCACCAGGATCGTTACCACCACCTCCGCCTCCAGCATAAGTTACAGATGAACCTGTTATTGAAGAAGCTGATCCATTTCCACCATTTCCTGCTGATGTTGAACCATTAGCATCACCTCCTACAGCTCCTGCACCCCCTCCGCCTCCGCCACCTCTATAAGTTCCAGCAGTACCAGAACCACCATTATTTCCTTGACTTGGAGAAGTACTTGGAGTGTTACCAGATCCACCAGCATAAGTACCAGTTGATCCACCTCCACCTCCTGATCCTCCGTTTCCTCCAACATTAGCATAAGTGCTACCATATCCACCACCAGCAGAAGTTATAGTAGTTAAACCTGAACCTGAAATTGAAGAAGTTGACCCAGCAGTACCATTTGCATTAGTAACTCCGCCAGCACCACCTCCACCAACTGTTACTGTAATTATAGTTGCTGCATTTACAGATTGTGTTGATGTTCTAAATCCTCCTGCACCTCCTCCACCAGAAATACCTCCACCACCTCCTCCACCACCAGCAACTACTAAAAAATTTATTGGAATAAGTCCTCTAACCCAGTTATTAGATTTTCTATAATTATATACGTCATTAATTGACCAGACTCCGGGTGCTAATGTAGCTGTTTTTTCTTGAACTATAACTATACCAGATCCACCTGCTCCACCAAGACCATTTGCTCCACCTCCACCTCCTCCACCTCCACCTGTGTTTGATGATCCTGCTGTACCTGCTGCACTTGGAGAAAAACCACCTGCTCCACCACCACCTGATCCTCCTGCGGGATTTGTAGGAGAATTTGTTTGACCACCACTTCCTCCACCACCTGCATAAAATGTTGGTGAAGGACTTGCTAAAGTAAAAGATAAGCCAACACCACCAATTGCACCTAATGTACCACCTGGTGTTGATGTACCTGATGCACCGGCACTTCCTGCTCCGCCACCAGAACCTCCTAAAGAACCACCCGGTCCTCCACTACCACCTGAATTTCCTTGACCACTAGTTCCTGTAGGTGCAACTCCAGGATTTGCTAATCCCCATCCATTTCCTCCACCTGAACCTCCTGGTCCACCTAATCCTGTTCCATTTCCGTCTGCTCCAGCTCCAAATCCACCACCAACAGCAGTTGTCTGTCCTGTAAATGTAGAATTTGTTCCATTAGAACCTGATTTATATGTTCCTGGACTTGTACTAGCTGCACCACCTGCTCCAATTGTTATTGGATAAGCAGTAGCTACTGATATTTGAGAATTTACTCCAGATACTAAACCACCAGCACCACCTCCACCTCCATTACTTCCACCTCCACCACCACCTGCTACAGATATAAAATCTATAAGTTTAGCTTGTGGTCCTGATGTATATGTTCCTGATGCTGTAAAAGAAATTGCTGAAGTAGTAGATGCTACTGATACGATTGGATTTTGTACCGGTCCGATAATTCCGCCATTTGCCATAGCCCGAACCTCCGATTAACTTATATCTTCGTAACTAATAACTACTTGTAACGCTGAGTTAGCACTAGCTCCACCAACAATAGATTGATTTTCCATTAGGTAGAAAGTATTATTTTTATCTATTACAGATAAAGTTGCGCTTGTTGGTATTGAAATAACATTTGCAAATGCATATGAAGTTCCTGCTGTTCCATTTGCTGCTGTGTGAATTTGTACTGTAACGTTTGTAGCTGCTGATGTCACGTTAGCAACCATGATTGATTCTACTTTGTAAACTTTGTTTGATCCTGTAGCATTTGCTAAAAGAACATTTGTTAAAGTTGTAGTAAGAGCAAATACAGTTGTATTACCGTAGATTGAATTTACTGATACTATATTTGGATTTGCCATATTTATTCTCCTTGTTAATTATTATCCGAAAACTAGTGTTAATGCAATAGATTTTCCAGCTGTAATTCCAGCATTACCGAAGCTTAAAGTACCAGAACCATTGGTAATTATAGCTTGACCATTAGTACCATCAACTGATGGTATAGTAAAGGTAGCTGTAGCCGAAGCACCTGCTGCCACTTTTAAACCTGTATAGAAAGAACCTGCAGTATTATATAATCTTAAAGCACCATTATTTAATAAAGAAACGTTAGTTGCATCGTATGTAAAATTAGTTGAACCTGCAAAAGATCCTG